TAAGGACAACCTCTATGGTAAGAAGGGAGAGATGCACAAGAAGTTCGATCATGAACTCTTTGCAAAGCGTATGAACTTCACTCCATGCAAGTCCCTGATCAGTTATAATTCTTCTCTGTTTGTTAAGAGTCGATTTGATGGATGGGGTGCTTCAACCTATGAACTGACCTATACCATGCGATCTATTGGTGATTACATGGACGATCAAAAGGACCGTGCTGAACTTTTGCTATTTAATTATGACGTATGAATTGAAGCATTATCTTAACTCTATCAACTACGATAAAGTTAATTTGATGGATGCAGATGAGGAAGCAGTAAGGCAGTATCCTCCATATATTATTAACCGTTGTTTCTCTGGTTTCATGGATACTGTTTTGTATGCAAATGAGATGAACATGGCTTCGCATCTTGATAGTAAGATGCAATACGACTTTTTTATAAATAGTATTCGTAAGAGAAAGCGTTTCTCGCCCTGGTTAAAGAAGGATCCCCTTAAAGACCTTGAGATTGTCAAGCAATACTATGGATATAGTAATGAAAAAGCTAAGACTGCTCTTGGTTTATTAACCAAAGAACAACTTGAATTCATAAAGTCTAAGCTTAATGTTGGAGGAAAAAAATGACTGATACTGAAGTGAAGTGGTCAGAAGAAAATATGGTCGAAGTGGTTCTGAAAGAACCCGATGACTTCCTTAAAGTGCGTGAGACTTTAACCAGAATTGGTGTTGCTTCCCGTAAGGAAAAGAAACTATATCAATCTTGCCATATTCTTCATAAGAAGGGTAAGTATTATATTGTTCATTTCAAAGAATTATTTGCCCTTGATCGTAAGGATACAAATTTTTCTTTAAATGATGTACAACGTAGAAATAGAATCATTCAACTTCTCTCTGATTGGGGTCTGGTTACATTAGTTAATTTAGAATTAATTGCTGATGCTGCCCCTCTCAATCAGATTAAAGTGATTGCATACAAAGATAAAGGTGAGTGGACTCTAGAATCCAAATATAATATTGGTAAGAAAAAAGAAGCATAATATAAATAGAGGGGACCATACCCTCTATTTTTTTAGAACGATGGCTGATACCCACAAGAAGGAAAAATGTATGAGCACTATTGTTAGGATTTCAGTTTTGAGTTGGAGTGCTGCACTACTTACAGCTAGTTATGCAGGTCTTCTCGCTAAGATGGACCCAACCTTTATTGCTACAGTTTTTACTGCTGCAGCAGCCACCTTTGGTGTTGATACCCTAAAGAAGGGAGATGATAAGGAAGATGCCAAACCAGATTCCGTTGCTGCCACCACAGCAGTCGAACCAACTCCAGTTGCAGTCGAACCAACTATCCAACCAGTATTCGATCCCGAACCTGCAGCAGAATCAGTTGCAGACGCAGAACCAGCTGCAGAGAATCCCGAACCCTCAAGGTACGCTGATCCAACGGCTTGAACCTCCTGTAGTTGAAACTATGCAAGTCCCTTTAAATCGGGGACTTGCTTTACCTGTATTTCAAGCACCAGATCCATCCTTAAAATATCCTGTGATTCAAGTTCCAACACAGGAAGAATTTGATGCAGCCGTTCGTGCTGATAAAGAAAAGCAAGCACAAGAAGATGCTGCAAAGAATCGTGGATTGCCAGATGCCAAACCACCAGAGATTCCTCAGCAACTTGTACAGGCATCCACACCACCACCAGTGACCAAAGCAGAGATCCCAGCAGACAACCCCAGGATCTCCATTGCGGGGGTCAATATCGATCTCCCAGACCCTTCTCTGGTTGCCACTGCGGGTGCCGTGGCAGTGGTTACGACTGCTGCTACCATGGTCTCTAGCATCGGTCTGAATGCCCTTAAGAACGCAGCAGAACCACTGATCAGAGAAGCAACTAAAAACAAGTTCAAGATTAAGATCAAACAGGTCAAACCTGTACTTCACTATGTCATGTCCGATAGTGGGAATGTAGATATCTTTGAATACTCATCGGAAGGTACTAAACTAATTGGGAAAACTGATAACGTAGAGCAATATATCCGAGCACAAGTAGAAACGAATGCCTTCTACGAAACAGAAAACAAAATTATTATTGACGATGTGATTACAAATAAGTTTACAAAAGAGGGGCAAACGAGATTTAAATCCCTCTTTGCCCCTGCTAAGAAAATTGCTAAGAAACTATCAGCTAGATTGTCCTTTTAGATTGTTTACCTCTCTTTCTTGTAACTCTACGAATTTCGGGTGATTCTTTCCTAACTGGAAATTTCCTTTGTTCTGTAAACAGACCATCATTAGTGAATACACGAGATAATATTAAAAGTTGGATCAGTAATTTCATCAAAGAGTTGCCATATGATATTGGGCTTCTTGTAGTTTTCTTTGCTTTTCAATTTGTTTACGAATAACATTCAACCAGTTCATTTTGCTTCCTCCCAATTCCAATTTTGGCAAGGGCGATAAGCAACTCCACGATATCTATTTTGTGGATGTGCTGGTGCATGTGTTTGTGAATACCACTGACGATATTCTTGCTTAGCGGTGTCAGTATTATACTGACAACCTCTATAGGTTGCTTGTGACATTAGGTTTTCTCCTTAATTTTGAGGCTAAAGAGCGTTCCTTCAGTCGGCTTTTGCGTCTATCTTACACTCTGTTGGTGAGATCTGTTTGATCTCCCAAATTAAATCATTCTTAGATTGTTTAGGAATGTCGTGTTGTTGAATTCTTCCAACAATTAGTTGTGCTTGTAAGCACGATAGAATGAGTGCTTCCATAGATGAACGATCCGTTCCGAGTCGGCTTACTTCCGTCTGCATTATAGCAGATGAACGTAAATTTATTTATTCGTATATAATTGTATAGTTTGATACCAAATTAATTTGGATATGCATTGGTTAATCCCCATTGCATCAAAACAATAATTAATGTGAAAATAGCAATAGCACTAATAAAGGTGTTTGTCATTTCAGTAACTTCTCAATTGCGTTGTAGTAATAAACAGCATTATGGTCTTCTACACCATCAAATCTCTTATCATCAGCATCTTCTAAATGAATCTCTGGATGAGTATGAACATATCCAGTCAAGAAAGGTGGAGTTTTGGGAACAACATCATCACCGTGAACAAAACGAAGATGCTCTACATTCTTCAGTCTTTCTTTCAAACCTCTACCACCTGGACGAGGAGAACCAATTGTAATGATTGCTAGGTCTGGTGCGGACTTAAGCATAAGGTCAGCAACAACAGTCGCAGTCGCACCACCAAGAGAGTGTCCAGTAAGAATCAGTTTTCTACCTTTCTCCAGTGACTCAAAGTTTAATACTAGTTCTGTAATCGTTCTGGTAGCATTATCCTTAAATCCTCTGTGAGTATCTTCACTGCGGAATAAGAATTTTAGATTAGTTACCCAGTCTGATGTTTCGTTAGTTCCTTCAATTGCGAGAATACAATATCCAGGAATACTTTTGTCTACAATAAAGTCATTCTTGTCTGCATAAACCGCAACACAGTTTTTAACTGCTTTTAGAATTACTTCCTTCGGTAATGTTGTGTTCATTTTCCCCCTTCTTTACATTCTTTAGTGGATGAGTATAGTTTATATTTTCCTTGTGGCTTCATATAACCACAACCAATCAACCAATCTTTTGTGAGTGGTGTTGGATCTACTTGTTCCCAGAGTGGTTTAACTGCTGCCATCTCAAGATACTTTGCAGTCTTTCCAGGTTGAAGTTCTGCCCAGTTTGCATCAGATTCCCAGTGAACAGCAGCACTTTGTCCTGCCGCCCCATAAACCATTTGGGTTTTCATTCTGATTACTTCTGGAATTTCTTTATCCTGATGTACTTGTGCGATGAATGCTGTATCAATACCACCACCCATAGCATCTTGTACTACATGCCAACCTTCGTGTCTTAATGTTTTAATAAATTCTTTACTATCTTCTAGTAAATCTCTACGGATTATGAAACGATTTAAGTTTGGTTTATAGATTCCGTTTGTGTTATGTGGGAAATAAGTTTCATCTGCGATGTAAACCTCTACTTTCAGGGCATTCAATCCCTTAATAATTTTTTTAATTTCCTCTAAGTGTTCTGATTGTTTTGCTCCAAAGTTATAGTCTTCGGTAACTATATCAACACCTTTCTTACATTCTAAAAGAATTACACAACCAAGTGCGTCATGACTATAATTTTTAACTATTGGCTCTGAAAATGCTGGTAACGTAATTGCTAATTCTAGAAGGTTAACAATAAAGAATTTATTCATCCTTCATTTCCTCGTATGCTAGTCGTAAGATATAATAAATGCAGTAGCATGTAAATGCTAACCCACATGATAAAATTATTATGACTCCCCAAGGCAAGTTACTCATCTTCATCCTCATAAGTAGATGGTTCTTCAAAGAGTTCTTCCATTTTTAGATGGAGAATTCTTTCCTGTAATTGTTGAATATCTTCTTCCGTGATCATTTAACCAATGTAATTACTCCATGTGCGTAAAATGCCATAACAATTAAACCAAGTGTGGCACTAATTATTGTAGCTTGAATATTGTGTTGCCTTATAGCAGCATCAATCATTTCTTTCACTTGTTTTTCATTCATGATCTCTTAGGAAAATTTTGTTCCTTGTATGTTGATAGTCGGTTAATTAGATGTTGATATTCTTTTTGAGTTAAATTATTAGAACTATTCATAATCATTTTGTTGCAAGCAACAATTAGTCGATTAATGTCTTGTTCTGCGAGCATGTACATAAGAACACCTCTTATTATTTAACTATCGTCATAAGAATTGTACCGTGTTTACGAATAACGTCAAGGTGGGATTTTCCCCATGGTATATCAAACCATTGAACTCTTCCATTAGGCATAAGAAGCATTACAGATACATATTGCACGGTATAATTACTTATCTGCCCCTATTTAGTTTTGGGTCTGGAATTGTTACAAATCCAGGTGTTTGATTCCTAACAACTACGTCAGCACAAATTTTTGCATAAGGAGAGTCTGGGTGGAAACTAATTCCACCTTTAACTGCTTCCCCACACTTAAGCAGTCTGACAAGTTCAAAATCTAAACGTGCCTTATCTGCCTCTGCTTGCTGTCTAGTGATTTCTACTTTTGCTCTTGCTTTACAAAGTTCTTGCATTGATCCATCAAGAGGAAAGTTGAAACCTAAACTCAAACCAAAGTTACCACTATGGGTTTGGAATGATTCTGGATCTTGACTGCCGTTGAAGTTACCCAAAGCAAAGGGAGAAACACTCATGGTTGGTCCCTGGCAACTGACTCCAGCACCAAACGTATTGAGGGCATATGGACCCTGGAGGACTTGTACCGCTTGATTGGTAACGTTTCCAGTAGCAGAAGCACTAGGACCAGCAATGTTAGTATTGCTAGGAGCTGTTTGAGCCAACGATACCGATCCAAAGGTTCCATATAAACCTATTGCGTAAAGACAGACACCGAGTTTGTAACTGAGTTTGTTTCTGTTGTTCGATCTATCCATGTTTCTTTTGCCACTCCAGGTCCGAGATAAGTCTCACTAAACTGGAATGGAGCACCGTTATTCATAATACTATAAGATTGTCCGTATGAAGGACTGCCAGGAATGTTAATGTTAGTTCCAGTTACAGTATAAGATGTGCCAGTTGTATATTCAACCTGACGAATTGATTCTATTACTTTGGTAGTTGATTCTGTGGTTGCAGTTATAGTACCCCTAGTAAAATTAGGCAC